ATGTCCACCAGTTCCTGTAGTTGTTGTGATACCTGTAATAATACCAGTAAATCCTTCAACATTATCAATTGATGTTATCTTCTCAGTTTCAAATGTTGGTAACTCAACTAACACTTGTGGAGGTGTTAATGCTGAGTATCCTAATCCTGGATTAGTAATAGTTGTACTTGTTATTGCACCATTAGATATGGTTGCTGTTGCTGTTGCTGTTGTTCCGACACCAACAGGAGATCCTATTGTAATTGATGCAGTGCCAGTATAACCTGAACCACCATCAGTTATTGTTAATGAGGATATAGTACCGACACCAGATACATTTGCAGTCATAGAAGCACCAGTTGGAATCGTACCAGATGATACTAAGGCATCAACAGAATTGAATGCTAAATTATAATCACCATCAGATTCATCTGGATTACTTGAACTTAGATGATCTCCTTTTTCATAGAAGAATACCTCCGCATCATCAACAAATATTCCATTAAGATTACCTACTCCTGATGATTCGGTGAAATCTCCTATAATTTTTGAAGTTGGATAAACTTGAGGTTCAAGAATCTCTCTTGACTTATCAATCTTCTTACCATTTAATACAATATCAACTTTTTGTTTTGTCCATCTAATTGGTTTATTATTATTTTCATCAATACCACGACCAGTGTAAATATCAGTTTCGACAAGTTTTGCACCTAACAGAGCATTTATTGTTCTTTCGTCCTGTTGTGAAGTTGTAAGTCCAACAGGATGTTTGAATACTCTTAATTCGTCACCAATTTTTACTGTTTGTTGAATATCTGCTACGTCAACGTCAACCCCCTCTTGACCTTTGTAGAAGAAAATATCTACCTTTGCCTCTGCTCTTGGTGCTTCTTCAAATTCAAATGTAGTGCCACCTTCAAATTGATATGCTTCTCCAGGTTTCTGTAATACACCATTAACAAATATTAGTAGAATTGAATTTAAGTCTATCAACTGAGAACGTGAGTTTGTAAGATCTTTCTCAAAACTTAGTAATTGACCATTAAAGAATAATGGGAATCTCTTTCTTGCACCATCTTGTAAGTTCTTAATAGTATCAATAAAGTCCAACTCACCAAATTGCCATGCAGAAAACTTGTCACTGAATATTTGAGTTACTTCTAGTTCAAACTCTTGAATAGGTGCTGATAGATGAGCAGCAGTAACTAACCCAACAGGTTTAAATTTATCTCCAACTTTGAACGAATGACCAGGTCTTGCAATTGCAAACTCGGATATTTCAAATGTTGTTGAACCAATACCTACAGTTGTTTTTGCTGCACTGACTTTTACATCAACTAATAAGTTTGACCCTGTATCAGTTGTTGCACCAATTCCTTGTCTTGATATACCAATTACTGGTAAGTTGTCATAGTTTGGTTCAGGTATAATAATTTCAGGATTTACATATCCAGTACCAGCATTGTCTATTGTAAATGCAAGTGTACCACCAGCACCAACTGTTGCAGTCACTTCTGCTCCTGTTCCAGCACCACCACCAGCACCAACATTAAATGTTATGGTATTATTTGTAGTCGCACCTATACCAGTAACTATACCAGCGATTGGATCTGAATTAGGGAAACTTGTTTTAGATACTGCTCTTGGATATGGATGATCTGAGAAGAAATTATCCTTAGAACACTTAAACACTAATCCACCAGTATCAATACCAACTGAATCACTTGTTGTAAATGTATGATTTGGAATTGTGAGGATTAATTGACCTGTATGTGATGTGTAAACTGCGTTAGTTGCAGTAAATGAATTTGAACTTGAGGCAGCAAAACTACCCTTACGTATTGAACCAATACCAGAACTTACAAATCTGTGAACATATGCTTGGTCTGTGACACCACAGGCAACTGTGCCACCACGATATCCTGAACCAAATGTAAGATCCTCAAAGAATTCAAATGCGTGACCGCCACCTTGATATGTGTGAGGAATCGTACTTGCACCTGCTTGAACCTCAAATGTTCTATCAGAAACGATACCAACAACAAATAATGGTCTCTCATGGTCTTGGAATATGGTTGTTGTTACTCCAACATATCCACCACCACCAATAGTCTTAACAGCGTCTGCAGCAGCAGAATCGAATGTGTGTACATACTGGTCACTTGGAGCAGATGCACCAACATTAATTTTAAATGTGTTTGTTGTAACGTTACTAACTGTTAGGTATCGGTTCGCTGCAGGGTCAGTTGCACGAGGGTAGCAATGGACTGTTGCGTTACTATCTTTATCACAAGTGAAACAAATACCACCAGTTTTAAGAATTACTGCGTCACCATTTACTAAACCGTGATTTGCGATTGTTACTACTAAATCACCGTTTGCAGGATTATAGGTTGCATTTGTTACTGTACCAACCACAGTTTTAGGACATACAAACTCTAAACCTTTTAATTTAACTGTATTTGGTCTTTCAAGTGCAAATCCGTGAACCTTATCAGTTGTTACAGTAATGATACCAGTTATATTATCATAGGCAGCAGTCTGTATACCAAGGTTAAATCCTGATGATGTAGCAATACCAACCACACTCGTGATTCCACCATTTGCATCTTTAAATGCTTTTACCTTTGCTCCTTCTAATGGTGCATATCCAAGACCTGGTGTTGAACCTAATGATACTATCAATCCACCTCTAGGAACTTGGTTTTGATTTATATCAAATTCAGATACAATAAAGTCACCGTTTGTCGATGTAATACCACTAAACTCAACTGTTGATATTCCAGCAGTTGTATCAGAGATAAATTCATAGTTATTTCCAGTGTTATTAACAGTCAATGGAGTCTGGAATACACCATTAATGAATAATACACCATTACCCAATCCGATACCTGAAGAGGTATTTGCACCACCAACTGTTAATGAATATGTTTTACCAATACCTGTAAAGTTATCTGATATATCATCAAACAACATATTAGTTGTGTAATCTGCCCTTAAGAATGTTCTACCACTAAAATCTGCTTTTACAAATGGTAAATTTGTTTCATCTCTTCTTGATCTGTTATTTCCTTTTGGTGGATCTGCAAAGAAGACAGTGCTATCAACGATATTAAAAGCACCTCTATGTACCCTTGCAATATCATTTGCTGTATGTGATGTGGCAGCGATTCCTAACTGTCCTCTGTCAACTTTTACTACTGGTAAAGTAGCAATACCAAGTGCAACATCTGTTGAATCATTAATAACTCCTGTAGGTGTGCTTGAGAATCCAACCTCAGTAACCTTCATATACTCACCATTTAATTTTAGGAAGTCTGTTGGTTGAACTGAACTTATGCCACTCAATACAAATTGTGATAAACCTATACCAATATTATTATTATATGTAAATCCGTCAAATATCCCAAAGTTATGAGTTATTGATGTAAATGAAATTGGTTGTTGTACTACTCCATCTAAACCAATAATAGTTTTAGTAAGTTGTTTTCTCATTGACAACTTATGTTTATTACCAGATCCTGTTCCAGTAAATGTTACTGCAATACCAGTCGCAACATATTCGGGTCTTGTGTATAATTCAAATCTGTTTTCATCAAGAACTTTCGCATATACAGTATCAGGTAATATTGTGGTCACAACTCCAGAGATATTAGCAGTCGCACCGATTGATACTGCAGTTCCTGCAACACCAATAAAGGTAGAGTCTGGTGTATATGTTAATTCCTCATTTGTATTAAAGAAGTGACTTGGTATTTCAATGACACTTGTGGTTGTACTAAATGTTCCAACTGGGTTAAAATCTTTAGAGTAGATAGGTACTTCTTTATGTTTAAGTACAAAATCTTTTCTATTTGCTCTTAGTCCAGCAGCACCATCATATGTTGTTAAGAAAACTCTTTGATCAACAGTTCCATATGTTAGGTCTGGTGGTGTATTTTCAAAGTCACTTGCACTGTAGAATATTTTATTATATGATTGAACCTCAACTAATGAATCAAACTCTGCATCTGGATAGAATCTCAAATTAATATCATTACCAACAATTTCACCACCAAAAGTTCCAATACCAGTTGTAGAACCAGCAGATACAAAAGGATACTGTACAGTCAATATATCATCAAAATCTTTTAGTGAAATTATTTGATGTACTGCTGATGTCTCTCCACAAGATACTCTGACAATTGATTTTGCAGTATTGTCAACAAGATTATTCAGTGTTGCATAAGTTATTGGACTTGCTGTTCCAGTTGCATATCCTGATTGTAATCTAACACTTCTTTCAGCACCTTCAGGTTGTCCAGGAACTGCAAAACGATATGTTCCGATACCAGTTGCTGTTGAACCCAATCCAACTATGTTTGCCCTTACATCGAGAACATTTACTCTATCATTCTCACATTGTAATTTTACTAAATTGTTTTCTACTCTCGCAGTTATTACACCAACAACACTGTTACTTAAACCTGATTTTGTATCTACATATACTTCACCAATAGTGGTGTCAGTTCCATCAAAATCAACTATAACTTCATTGTAATTAATTTCTTTAGTTTCACTATCCTGAACAAATATTCCTGCAAATAAACCATTAAAATCATAAGTAGGTATTTCAAGTATGCTTGTTGTTGTAAAACCAACTGTTGTTGTTGCAATACCAGTATTGACACCTACTAAATCAACATGACCAATGCTGTTTGTACCAATTCCAGTTAAATCAGTATTAAAGTCTATTTTTAATACTTTGATATCATGGTCTCTTGTAAATATTTCTGTTGGATTGAATAATAGATTTTTTGTTCCAGTTGCTAATATTTCAGTATCAAAATTACCTAATTTAATTGTTGTAAAGTCGGTTGATTTTTCAAGTAAAAATGCATCACTCTCAGTTGTAATTGTAACTACTTCACTAAATTGAGAATCTAAAGTATCGGGGTCTATAATTTGAATTAGATAATTTCCAAAATCTTCAACTAATGGTTCAATAACAGTATTTGTACTTTCAAATCCTTCACTCTGGAAAGTTGCACTAATGTCATCGTGTAGTAGAACTCTATTAGTTTTACATCTTGTAAAGTCAGTAAGTGATCTGTTCTGAAGAGTTAAGAATTTTGAACCACTGGTTCTCGTATCAAAATCTCTTGCAAAGTCAAAATTGTTGATTGCATCAACTCTTTGTTTATCTCTAAGTTCAAGAATATTACCAACATCTAGTACAACAACTTGATTTGATTCACGAACTTCACCAACACCAACTTTTAGATTAGAAACCACTGATGTGTCTGCAAAGTTTTTCAATCCAGATGGATGAACTAACCTATTGACTGGATTTACAAACTTATCCCATTCAATTGTACTCTTAACTGTATAGGATAGATTTTGATAATAATCATTATCAGGTATTACTTGATAATCTTCATTTAATTTACCAATATCATCTAACCAACCATACTCCTGTCTATTTGAAAAACCAGTTGTGAATTTTGCCTGATTATCAACAACACTTGTAATAAGAGCAGAGACGTTACTTAATTCACCCTTAATTCTATCTCCTTTCTTAATTTTAAACTTACCATCAATTTTAATATAATCATTTCTTACTTCAATAACTTTTAAATCTGTAACAATATTATCAATAATTAAAGTTTCTTTTAACTCAAATACACCCCTAGTTTGAACTGGTTCAATTACAGGATATTTTTTCTTATTAATAACATTTGCATATCCAGATTGGAATGTTTTAGCAATGCCTGGATTTGTTGTAAGACCTGCTAAACTGAATGTAACCACACATTGTGTACCAGCAACATAGTCTGTAACATCAAAGAACTGATAATTATAATTGTCAGAGTTATAACCAGTTCCTTCAACTGTTGTATTAGTTGATATACCACCTTGTGTGGCACCGATACTAACCTCTCCTACCCTTTGTATACCTTCAACATAGATTTCATCACCGACAGCAAAAGGTTGCACATCAAACCCATTTATAGGTGTCTCAAGGAAGCAAGTAACAATTCCAGACCCACCTGTTTGCACTGAGTTGATACCAACACCATTTGAATTATTAATTGATATAACTTTATGTACTACTGAATCTAATCCTGTAACTGGTGATAGCACATCAACTTTTGAAATGGTTTGATTAGGAGCGAGTGGTTGTAATGAAACATCATCAACAACTGTGTTTGTGATTGGATTAAATACAATTAAGTTAGGTGCACTCATATAATCTGCACCACCACTTACAATATTAACTGAAGATATTACGTCAAGGTTATCAATATTAACAACAGGTGATATAAATGCTTCAGGTCCTAAAGTTTTATCTGATGAGTACTCATAACCAATATCAACAATCCTAACTTTTTTAATTCTACCAATAGTTCTAGATGCTGCAATTATATTTGCATCTGTTCCACTTTCACTATTAACCTTTTTAAATTGTGGTAATTTTTTATAATTGAAACCTGGTGATAAAATTCTAAAGTTCTTAATTGCACCGTGAACTGATGTTGATCTTGTTGAATACTCTAATTTTTCACAATCATCAATTGTATAAGATGAAAACTCAGGTATTTTTGGTGAGAATTGGAATGTGTCTGCAGTGACATTTGATATTTGATATTCACCACTATATTCGCTATCAATAAATCTTAGTTCTGAATAATTTGCAACTTGTGTATCTGCTGTGCTAATAAAACCACCCTTAGATAAACCATAGTATAAAGTTATAGGTGCAGAGGCAGAATATTGAACTGTAAGTGCAGCTCCTATTGGATCGGTATTATTTGTTCCGATTCCGATTGTACCTGCTGTACCAACGTTAAAGGATGTGCTATCTTGTGAACTTAAGTATTCATTAGTTAAGTTTTTATCATAATATATTTTAAAATCAAAATCTGCTAATGTTGTGCTTGAGAGACCAAATGTTAATTTAGAATTTTTAACTACATCTATTCTAGGGTTGATAGGTGCAATTTTCTGAGTTCCACCTGTATTTGCTGTTATTGAGGTAACGTTTACTGGATTAGAGTTTAAATCTTCAATTGTTTCACAAAGTTGGAATCTCCTACTACTTACTTTATTAATGAAATACGTTCCAGTGCTCAAACCTGTTGCTGAACCATCATAAAAAACTTTATCTCCTGTTTTAAATCCATGTTCAACTATATCAATTTGATTAGTTTCTACATCAGAAGCAGTAAATGTAATAGGATTAATAAGTAATTTTTCAAATTCAGAATTATAGTCTACGGAAATAGGAGTTGTTGTTCCTATTCCAACAACTAGATTTGGAACAACATTCATTCTTACAATATCTTTTTCAACTAAATTGTGAGTTGTTGTATCAGCTGCTGATACATTAGTTGATACTGTTGTTACAATTTTATCAATATCACCTGTTACTTGTTCTTTTTGTGATTGTAAGAAGTATAATGAGGAATTGATACCAGATGTGGATCCTTTAGAATAGAAGAATAATCCTTCACTTGTACTTCCAATACCAACTTTAGATGTAACTAATCCAATATTATCTGGTCCTTTATTAATTACAAATACTTCAGTTGAATTTGATCCTAAGAATGGTAATTTAAACTCCGTTACAAGGTTAGTTGTACCAACGTCAAAACGATTTGCTCCGTTTCTTTTATTAATTGTTAATTTTTGACCATTAGTAAATGGATGACTTGGAATACGAATTGTTCTTGTTGGAATAGAAACTTGATTATCCAATCCACCAATGAACTCGTCTACCTCTACAGCACCACCAACTGTCGTTCCAACACCAACTGATTGAGGTCCGTTAAAGTAAACTATATCATTAACTTCTGAATTAAACTTTGTTGTATTAACTGGAATACTAATTTCAGTATTTAAAACATCAACAGTTGAACCTACAGTATGAGCAATACCAGTTGTCCTTTCTACCCTTACTATTTTTCTAGAGGGAAAGAAATTAATTACTTTCAATAATTCAGTATCTGTTGTATTTCCAGAACCAACTCTTAATGAACTTCCTATGCTAATTGTACTAGGTATAGACTTGACCGAAATATCTTGAACTAATCCAGCGACACTACCAATGGTCATTGCCTCTGATAATTGTGTGCTTTCAGTTTTAACTCCTACATTAAAAGCATTTGTTAAATTTGTTATATTAGTACTTAAACCTGATATTGATACTGCATCTTGATCATTTAATTCAATAAATGGTAAATATTTTGCTATAACTTCATTCTGACCTCTCCATTCAAATACAGCATTATTAAAAGGTGTGATTACCGTGTCTATACGGGATACTCCAATACCAACTATTTCACTGACTGATGCTTTGAATCCTGATCCATTTGTTTCTTCATCGTCAAAATCAGTTAAATCCCCTATTTTATAGTCTTGACCACCGTTCAAAATTGTAATTGAATCAACATCACCTTTAGTAACAGATTCTATTTCTGATAATTGTCTTATTTTTTCATATGATTCTATGACAAAATCATTACCTGCATGTATCTCATCAACATTATATGGTTTTGTATTTCTTCTTAATCCTGAATTGTTAAAATCAAAATCATGATCTAATATTTGATTATCAGTTATAAATGGTGATCTATAAGTATTACCAATAAAATATGGATAAACTCCTTCAAGTTTATTTGTTTGAGTTCCTAATCCTACTGAAGTAAAATATGCATATATTCCATTAGGGAACTCAGGTGTTTTTGTAAATCTTCCATTATGAATATCAAGGTCTCCTGTCCCGTCAAATACATGATCTTCAACAAAGAAACCAGGTGCATAACCTGTGGGTCTATTAGCAACACGAGTTATATCTGTTTTATAAGATGATTTTATTATTTTTAACTCTGAGTTAATATTATCTGGTTCAGAATATCCAAAAGGACCGTAAATTGGATTTCCATCATATGCCCAACCTATAATTGGAGAGTGTCCTGTAATTTGATTAAACTCACCATTAGAATTAATAGAAAATGTATTTTCAAATGTATTTGCTATCTCCTGAGAATATCCTAGAACACTAAACTTTAGAGAATCAACTTTCTCTGTTAGTTGACTATCTCCAAATCTACTCGCATTATTTAAAGTTAAACTTCTAACTCTTGCAGAGAATTTACCACCACTACCTCTTGGAAATGCTCTAACCTCAGTTGTATTAGAATCATAACCAATACCTGAATTTGTTACTATAGCGTCAATTACAAATCCATTCTCAACAACTGGACGGACAACAGCACCAGCACCAGAACCTGTTGATATAACTCTGACATCAGGACTTGAATTATATTCTCTTCCTTGGTTTACAACTGCTACATCAATAACTCTTCCACCAACAACGATTGGTTTAAATTCAGCAAATCTACCATTTTCAATTGAAACTTTAGGTATGACTTCTTTATCTAAAATAGTTGAACCATAATTAGTACCTTCTTCATACAAATATGCACCAATTAATTCACCTGTTACAACTGGAGTGATTGTGATATCACCAGTAACAGTTGAACCATATGAAACACTAATGTTTACTTTGATATCTGGATATTTAAATATTTGGAATCCCTCTCCAGAGGTTGTAAAGTTAACGTACTTACCTCTATTATAGTCGGCAATAGAAGTGCCACCAATTCCAGCGTCTGCTAACTGGAATGTATCATTTGTTAATTTTTTGATATAATATGAAGAGGTTGTTGTTAATCCTTGAATAGTTGATGTTTCCGCACTATATTCTATGAGTTCTCCACTTTCAAATCCGTGATTTTTGAATGTTACTACATTTAAAGTAGTTGATATACCAATTGGTTTGACTCTTAATTTACGATGAGTGTATCCAGAACCCTCTTCTAATACTTTTACAGCAACAAGAGTATTTCTATTTTCAGTTCTAAATTTATGAATACCACTCGCTGCAGTATCTGTAGATAAACCAACTGTATTAATACCAGTTGTGCCGAATATCGCATCAACTCTTGTATTAAATAATCTAACAGTTGATGGATTAACACTTCTTACAAAGTAAGGAGCACCATCAGAGAGAGTATCATTTATTTTATTTTCTAAGTCATATGCTGTACCAATACCAATAGGAGCATTATTATTTGCACTGTAGTAAATTAATTGTCCGTCAACTAAATTATGGTTTGTTTTGAATGTAATTGTCTCATTTACAATATCTACACCACCATTGAAAAATACATCTCTACTATCAAATTCTAATTCTCTATTTCTTGTTCCTAGTATTGGTTCTAATACACAACCACTTCCATTACCACCTGTTAAAGATATACTAGTTACTGCGTCAATATCAAATGGTTGTGGGTCTACAAACACATCTTTTACAGTTCCACGAAGAATTGGCTCTGCTGCAGCACCTATACCTGAACTTGTTTCAATGCCGATTATAGGTGGTTTAAGCACATCATAATCACTTCCAGAGTTTAATAAGTCTATTGATTCTAGAGATCCAAAGTATATTTGATTATCAGAGATCGGTGAACGTATTTGTACACCATTTATTAACATTCCAATATCATTTGTAGGAACATCTTGTTGTGATGGTACAAACAAGTTTTGAGAAAGAGGGAATTTTCTTAAAACTTTATCTGAGTCTAATACTCTGGTGCTATGTCTTTTTAATACAAATCTATGCACATCTGTAGTAGATGTAGTAGGACCAACTTGAACGGTGCTTGCTGTTCCTATTTGTGAATTTGAATTAAATATTCTTATCTTGGTTATATCTTGGTTTGGGTCATCGGGTATAACTGGATCTACAAAATATGTTCTACCAGTATCCAATCCAACAAATGCTTCGCCCTCTGGTTGATAAACAATTTCATCACCTTGAATAAATTTTATATTTCTTGAAAGAGGAAAATTAATAAAACTATATCTTTCATTAAGACTACTAAATCC